TGCGGCCGTTCAGGTCGCCCAAGTTCTACGGTGCCTTCAGCCTGGCCGGCGTCACGCGCGATTCGACCGGCACGCCGCTGGGCACGTGCACCGTGAAGCTGTTCGAGGCCGCCACCGACATCGAGGTCGGGCAGACCACCTCTGACGGCGCGGGCGCCTTCACCTTCCGACTGGGCAACAACGCGGGATTCTTTTACATCGTGGCTTACAAGCCGGGCGCGCCAGACGTGGCAGGTACCACCGTCAACACGCTGGCATTCACGCCGGCCTGATCTGGCCGAGACATGGCCGGCAACGACATCTTCGTCTATGGTGTCCCGACAGACGGGGCGAACGATGTCCGCCTGTACGATCCGACCGCCGCGGCCGGCGCTGGCGGCGCGGTCACGGCGCCCACCGTTGCCGCATCCTTCGCCTGGTCGGCCAGCGTCGTTGCGCCCGTCATCGATGTCCTGGCGCCCGCTGTCTCTGCCGGCCTAGTGTGGAGCGCATCGGCCGCTGCGCCGCTGGTGGGCGTCAACGCACCGGCCGTATCCGCCGTGTTTGCATGGTCAGCCGTCAGCGCGCCACCGCTCATCGACGTCAATGCGGCGAGCGTTTCGGCATCATTCGCGTGGTCGGCCGCTGCTGGCGCACCCAGCACTGGCGGGGCAGGGACTACCGCCCCTGATGTCGCCGCATCGTTCACATGGTCTGCGGATGCGCTGGCCCCAAACTACGACACGCTGGCCGCCGACGCGGCTGGCTCGTTTGCATGGGCTGCTGCAGTCGATGCGCCAGTCATCGACGGCCAAGGCACGGATGTCGTTGCGGCAGCTGTCTTTGCCGAGCTGGGCTTCATCTCCCAAGTGCAGACTCCCGTGCTGGTGCAGTACGTCGGCAATATGGCTGGCTATGACCAGATCGCCCGGCGCGCCAGGGCGCGGATGGCATGGGGAGCCATGGCATTACCGCCCGTCATCGGCAAGCCACGCAGGCCAACGATGGCGCCGGCTGCAAGCGCCAGCTTCGAATGGTGCGCCCGGTGTCCAATGCCGATTGCCCTGCAGATTTCCGCACCCCGGCCTAGCCTGGTGCGAAGCCAAGCCAGAGTGGAACTGGTCCGCTCAAAACCCCTGACCATCATAAGGACCCCTGAACATGTCTGATGTCACCTCTGTCGATGCAGTCACCGCGCCTGCCATTGATGCTTCCGTCCCCGCATCTGCGCCGGCCGACGCACCCACTGCGGCGCCTTCTTCCGTCCTTGGCAGCGGCGCAGCGCCTCAGGTATCGGCCGACCCGCACGCATGGTTGCCGGAAAAGCTGCGCGTCTTCGGGGAAGACGGCAAGACGCTGAACCTGGAGGACTCGGCCAAGAAGATGGGAGAGGCCTACGCCCACCTTGAGAAGCGGTTTGGCTCGGGCGATGTGCCGCCCAAGTCGGTGGACGACTACAAGGTGACGGTGCCCGAGGCGCTGGCCGACAAGATCACGGCCGATGACCTGGCCAAGCATCCCGGCTTCAAGGAGTTCTTGGGCAAGGCGCATGCAGCTGGGCTCACGCAAGCGCAGTTCGACGTAGTAACGGCCGACTTCCTGCAGCGCTCAGTGCAGCAACAGGCCGGCAGCGCTGCGCTTGATGCGCAGGCCTGCACCGATGCGCTCAAGGCCGAGTGGAAATCGGACGCCGACTTCAACAAGGGCGTGCAGCAGGCCTACAAGGCAGCCGCGGCCTATGGCGACGTGGACAAGCTGATGGCCAAGTACGGCAACGACCCGGACTTCATCCGCGTCATGGCCAAGGTCGGCGCCGAGCTGGGCGAGGACACGGGTGCACCTGCGGCTGCCGGCGGCATGAGCGAGCCCGACGTCGAGTCGCTGCAAAAGTCCGAGGCATACTGGAAGCCCAGCCACCCGGACCACGCCAAGACCGTGCAGAAGGTGCAGCAGTTCTATGCCGCGCGCTTCGGCGACAAGCCGCGCCAGACCGGCGGCGCGATCACCTTCACCCCGTGAGAACCGTCCCGGCTTGAACGCGCCGGCATGCCGCGCAGACCATGCGCGCATGCCGGCCCGAGATGGCGAACGGACAACCGGCCACAGCCCGCGAGGGTGCACGGTAGCCGGTGCAGCTCAGCGTAGACAAGGCCCGGCGGTAACGCTGGACAACCTGACAGGCGAACCCGTGTTCACCCCATCAGGAGTTACCCATGAGCTTTCAAGTCACCGAGGCGATGGTCCAGCAGTACGGAACCAACTTCCGCACGCTGTACCAGCAGCGCCAATCCCGCCTGGCCCCGTGGTGCCAGATCGAAGGCAGCATTGTCGGCCAGAGCAAGAGCGTCGAGCGCATCGGCAAGGCCGAGGCCTACGACATCACCAGCCGTCACGCCGATACCAAGTACGTCGAAGTGCCGCACAGCCGGCGCTGGCTCGACCTGCAGGACAAGGGCTGGGCCGAGCTGGTCGATGAGATGGACAAGATCCGCATGCTGGCTGATCCCACCTCGCCCTATGCCTCGCTGGCCGTCATGGCGCTGAACCGCCAAAAGGATGACATCATCCTCGCAGCAGCCCGCGGCAACGCGCGCAGCAACACAGGCCTGATCCCGCTGCCGGCCACGCAGAAGATCGCCGTTGGCGGTACGTCGCTGACGCTGGCCAAGCTGCTGGCAGCCAAGGAAATCCTCGACGCCAACGAGGTCGACGACGACCAGAGCATGGCGATGGATGGCCAGAGCACGACCGAGCAGACGGCCCGCGTCATCGTGGTTAACGCCAAGATGCTGACGAACCTGTACGGCACCACGGAAATCAAGTCCATCGACTACAACAGCGTGAAGGCGCTGTCGCAGGGTGCGATTGACACCTTCCTAGGCTTCAAGTTCGTGCGCTCGGAACGCCTGTTCCGCGACTCCACGGTGTCGACCCGCTTTGCGGTGGCCTACAGCAAGTCGTGCATGGGCCTGGGCATCGGCAAGGACATCGTGTCGAGCATCGACGTGCTGCCAAGCAAGAACTACAGCGTGCAGGTCTATGCCCGCATGTCCATCGCTGCCGCGCGTCTGGAAGACGAAGGCGTCGTCGAAATCGGATGCTTCGAGTAATCGCAGCGCCAACCCTGAAAGGAATACGACACCATGGCTACCTTCTACTCTGACCTGCAAACGGTCACCAATGGCCCGGCCTTCGGTCAGCCGCTGGCCACGCGCCTCAAGGCCAACAAGCAGCACGGGCGCATCCGCTTCATGGAAGCGGTCTTCGTGGTGCCGGCCGCCACGCTGGCCATTGCCGACAAGATCGTGTGGGGCAAGCTGCCGCAGAAAGCCAAGATCGTTGGCCACCTGTCGAAGCTGACCTTCACGGCCGGCACGGCGTCGAGCACCGTCAACCTCGGCGACAACGTGGTGCCGGCTCGCCACCTGGCGGCTACCTCGGTGGCGTCGGCTGGCAGCGCGGTCCCGAGCGCGGCCGAGCAGGTGAACAGCTCCACGGCCGACACCGTGTCCGGCTCCAACGTCATCACGGCAAAGTCGAGCTTCGGCGCCTACCAGCTGGGCTCGCTCATCGCCGGCACGGGCATTCCGTCCAACACGACGATCACCGGCATCAGCGGCGTGTCGATCACGCTGAGCAACGCGGCCACGGCCACGGGCTCGGCGGTTGCCATGACGTTGACCGGCGGCGCCTACGAGACGCAGGAAGACAGCAACAACGTGAGCAACGGCTTCGCCAGCGCGACGGATGACTGCACCCTGACCTCGGTCGTCGCTGGCGCGGTGCTGGCCGCCGGCCAGGTGCTGACGCTCAAGGTCGCCTACGTGCAGGACTGATCCGCGCCACTGCGCGGCGACATGGCCCGGCCGCTGAACAGGCGCCGGGCCTTTTTCTTTGACAGCGAGGCATGTGATGACGACGGCCATCTCGATCTGCTCCAACGCGCTGCTGATGAACGGAGCGCAGACCATCAGCTCGCTGGACGACAGCAGCGACCGCGCCAGGCAGTGCGCCAACCTGTACCCGCTGGTGCGCGACTACGTGCTGAGCACTCACCCCTGGAATTGCTGCATCACGCGGGTCCTGCTGAATCCTGACGTCGAGACGCCGGCCTGGGACTGGTCGTTGCAGTACACGTTGCCTACCGACTTCCTGCGCATGGTGTCCATCGGTGACGGTGGCGCGGAGGATGACTACCGCATCGAGGGCGGCAAGCTGCTGACGGATGCCACGCCGGTGAAGCTGCGCTATGTCTTCAAGAACACCAACGAGGCCACCTGGACGCCGCTGCTGGTGATGGCCGTCACCCTGGCCATGCGTCAGGTGCTGGCCTACCCGATCACGCAAAGCACGAGCTTGGAGCAGCTGATCGACCAGGCCATCGAGCCCATCCTGAGGCGTGCCCGGCTGGTGGACTCGCAGGACCAGCCGCCCGAGACGCTGGGCGACTTCCGCCTGCTCACCTCGCGCTTTGCCCGTCGTGACCCGCTGAGCCAGTGACATGCCGCGCATCAGCACCATCCAGACCAATTTCACCGCGGGTGAGATCAGCCCGCGCCTGCGCGGCCGTACCGACATCGACCGGTACAACAACGCGGCCAAGGTGATGACCAACTGCCACCCCGTGATCCACGGCGGTGCAGTGCGGCGCGCAGGGACGCGCTTCGCCCAGGCCGCCAAGCTGAGCGGATCGAAGGCGGCGCGAACTATCCCGTTCGTGATCAACAAGGACACGGCCTACACGCTGGAGGTGGGCGACAGCTACGTGCGCATCTTCAGCCCGTCAGGCGTCTACACCGGCATCGAGCTGGTGAGCCCCTACACCGCGGCCATGCTGCCGGACATCGACTTCTGCCAGGGCGCGGACACGATGTTCATGTTTCACCCGCAGGTCAGGCCCTACCGGCTGCGGCGCTTCTCGTCATCGTCGTTTGACCTGTCGGCCGCACCGTTCACCGTTGAACCGTTCGACGAGCAAGGGCACACGCCGGCCGCCACGCTGACGCTTTCGGCAACCTCGGGCCTGATCACCGTCACGGCCAGTGCCGCGGTGTTCCTGGCCAGCGACGACGGCCGCAATCTGGTTTCGTCGGCAGGTGTCGGCCAGGTGGTGAGCTACACCGACTCGACGCACATCTCGGTGTTGGTATCTGTGCCCTTCGCATCGACCACGGTCGCCAGCGGGGCATGGTCGCTTGACGTGTCCCCGCAGGGCTTCGTCAAGACAAGCGCGAAGGACCCGGCCGGATCGGTTGTGACGCTGTACGGTTCGGTCACCCGCCCTGCGACGCTCACGCTCACGGCCAAGTCGGGCGCCATCACCATCGACGCCAGTGCATCGGTGTTCGTGGCCGGAGACACCGGGAAGATCCTGTACGCCGACGTCGGCCAGGTCACGCTGACCTATGTGAGCGCCACGCAGTGCACCGGCACGACGTCAAGCGACTTCGCCTCCCTGAGCTACGCGCCCGGCAGCTGGGGCATCACGGGCGATGTCTGGCGGTCTGGCGACTCGGGCAGCTTCGTTCGCGTGAATGGTGGCCTGTTCAAGATCACCAGCGTGACCAGCTCGACCGAGGTGGTCGCCACCATCCTGACGGCGTCCACCAGCCTGATCGCTGCGCCGCCGCTGTCGTGGTCGCTTGAACAGCCGGTGTGGAGCTCGACTAACGGCTACCCGCGCACCGGCACGCTGCATGAGCAGCGTCTGTGGTGTGCCGGCTCGACCAAGTACCCACAGACCCTGTGGGGTAGCAAGACGGGCCTGTATCTCGACTTCACCAAGGGCGTGCTCGACACCGACAGCGTGTCATTCACCATCGCCAGCGATGAGGTCAACCCCATCAGCTTCTTGGCTGCGTCGCGGGTAATGCTGGTGCACACCTACGGCGGCGAGTTCACGCTTGAGGGCGTGCCGGGCAAGGCCATCACCCCTACGGGCGTGTCCATCAAGCCGCAGTCGTCGCATGGTTCCACGACCGTGCGGCCGCTCAACGTCGGCCGCGAGTCGGTGTTTGTGCAGCGTGCCGGGCGCAAGGTGCGCGCCATGGCCTACCAGTTGAACATCGACGGTTACCAGGCGCAGGACCTCACCATCCTGGCCGAGCACATCACGGCGTCGGGCGTGGTGTCCATGGCCTACCAGCAAGAGCCCGACCAGCTGCTCTGGCTGGTGCTCGGCGATGGCTCCATGATCACCTGCACGATGGACCGTGACCAGCAGGTGACCGGCTGGGCGCATCACTACACGGACGGCGCCTTCGAGTGGGTGTCGTCCATCCCGATCAGCGGTGGCGAGCAGGTCTGGTGCATCGTGCGGCGGCGCGTCAACGGCACCACGGTTCGCTATGTCGAGTGGTTCGACAGCACCTTTGCGCCGATGCTGCCCACGACGCCTGATCCGAACGCCTTTCCACCATTCACCGATGCGGCGGTCTACGGGTGCACCGTGGATTCAGGGGTGACGGTCGACAACGTGTCGGGGCAAACCGTGTTCACCGGCCTGGGCCATCTGGAAGGCAAGACGGTCGACGTGATCGCGGACGGGTCGGTGCTCACGCCTAAAGTCGTCACATCCGGGCAGATCACGCTGTCGCGGGCCAGCTTCCGCACGCTGATCGGTCTGCACTTCGAGTCCACGCTGACCATGCTGACACCCGAGGTCGGCACCGGCACCGGCACGGCGCAGGGCAACAGCGTGCACACGGGCGAAGTGACGCTCAAGTTCTTGAACACGGTCGGCGCCAAGGTGCTGGACGGCGAAGGCCGCGAGCAGGAAGTGCCATTCCGCCACTTCGGTCTGGACGTGCTGGACGTGCCGCCGCCGCTGTTCACCGGCAACGTGCGCATTGAGATGCTTGGGTGGGAGCGCGGCAAATCGGAAATCTCCATCGTGCAAGACCAGCCGCTGCCCATGCACCTGCTGGCGGTCGTGCGCAAGATCACCGTCAACGACTGAAAGGGGCGCGATGTCATTCGTTGCAGTAGCAATCGGCGGTTATTCGGCCTGGCAGACCTACCAGCAAGGCCAGACCGACCGGGCCATGGGCCATCTGCAAGGCAAGGCGCTGGACTACCAGGCCGAGCAGGAGAAGCAAGCCGCCATTGAGCAGGCCACGCTGGTGCGCCGCGCCGGGCGCGAAGCCAATGCATCGGCCACGTCAGCCTTTGCAGGTGCAGGCGTCAAGGTGGGCGAGGGCAGCGCTGACGAGGTGGTGCGCCAGATCGGCATCGACAGTGCACACGACGTCTACCAGACGATCCTGAACGGCGACCGGCGGGCCAATGCGCTGCGGGCCGGCGCTTCGCAGTCACGCACGCAGGGTGACCTGGCGGCATCGAACGCCAATGCCAAGGCAGTGGGAACGGTGCTCAGCTCGGGCTATGGCGCCATGCGCGCCAATGGCTGGGCCACGGCCGGGCCCGGGTTCTCTGGCACGCAGGCGCCCGCACCGGTCGAGATCCGCAACCCGTATCCGAAGGGCTGAGCATGGCAACCATCCCGATGGGCAATTTCGGCAACGCGGTCGCGCAGCCGGCGCAGGCCGTAAACGTGCAGCGCCTGGACGTGTCGAGCGGCCAACAGGCTCTGGCAGACGCAGCCGGCGGCATCGTCAACGACATGGCAGCGCGCAACACGGCGCTGCAACAGGCACAGATGCGGGCGCAGACATCGCTCAAGCTGGCCAGCCTGACCAACGACCTGCACAGCGTGCACGACGACGTGGCGCGCGGCGTGGCAGACGGCAGCATCGACCCCGACCAGGCCCGGGCCACCTTCGAGAAGCAGGCCGGCAAGCTGCAGGGCGATGCGCTCGAAGGCTACCAGCCTGAGATGCGCACTACCATGCAGGCGCACACGGCGGGGGTCATCGGCGGCCTGCAGCGCAACCTTGACGGCGTGGTCATGAAGCGCCGGCAGGCCGACACTGGCGCCACGGTCGACGCCTTCGGCGAGCAGATGCAGCGCGAGTTCATGCGCGCCGGCGGGGGCTGGGCATACGAGAAGTTCAGCGCCATGGTCGATTTTGCGGGCCCGGCCGCCGGCTGGTCGCCCGAGCAGATCGCCACCAAGAAGCAGGCATTCAAAGAGCGCGCCACCTGGGCGACGCTGGACGCGCAGGGCACCGATGCGCTCACGCGCGGTGACCTGGCCGGCGTGCAGGCAGCTCGGCTCAAGGTGCAGGGCCCGGAGGGCGAAGCGCTGGACCCGCTCAAGCGCGTGCAGCTCACGCACCAGCTGTTCGGCTACGAGCAGCACATCATCGCCCAGCAGCGCGCCGCGGCGAACCGGGCGGATGCTGACCAGTTCGCGCATGAGAAGGCCGCGGCCGACATCTTCAACCAGGGCACCGACATTGCCTTGGGCGGTGGCTACTTCTCGCCCGACTTCATCAAGCAGATGACCGAGGTGACGGCCGGCACCAAGATGCAGGGCGCCGCGGCCAATCTGCTGGCCTCGCAGGCGACCGTGGCCGGGTTCGCCAGCCTGCCGGCGCCGCAGCGCACCGCGACGCTTGAGCGACTGCGCGCCGAGCGCGCCAACCCGGTTGCCGGGACGGACCCGCTCAACGAGAAGCTGCTCGGCGCCATGAAGGCCATGGACGACAAGCTGACGGCCGCGGCCAAGGACAACCCCTGGGAGGCGGCGCAGCAGGCCAGCGTGATCAAGGACGCGCCGACGTTCAACGCGGCCGACCCGTCGTCGACGGTGCAAATCGTTCAGCAGCGCATGCAGCAGATTGGCCGCGTCGAGGCCTGGGCCGGGCACAAGGTCAGCCCGCTGCAGCCGGCCGAGGTTGACCAACTGTCCAAGATCGTGCGCACGCTGCCGCTCGACCAGTCGGCCTCGATGCTGGGCAAGGTGGGCGAGGCCATGGGCGACAGCGAGCGCGTCGCGGCGCTGGCCAAGCAGCTGCACGACAAGGACGGCGCGCTTGGTCTGGCCATGATGTACGCCAACGCAGGCACGACCGAGGGACGGCGCGTGGCCGAGCTGGTGCTGCGCGGCGACCAGGCCATCAGGGACAAGAGCGTGATGGTCGATCGCGCACAGGAGACGGGCTGGGCCGGCGCCATTGCCAAGCAGATCCGCGGCGCCTACAGCAACCGCGAGGCCGAGGACGCCACCATCGACGCCGCGTTCAAGATCGCCGCGGCCAACTACGCCAAGGACGGCAGCCCGGACATCGAGCGCGCGGTGCGCCTGGCCACGGGCGGTATCACCGAGCGCAACGGCGCAAAGGTGCCGCTGCCTTACGGCATGGCGGAGAAGGACTTCAACACCAAGCTGCAGGCCATCACGCCGGATGACCTGGCCGCGCAAGCGCCGGGCGGCATGGTGCAGTTTGGCGGCGTGCCGATGCGGCTGGATGCGTTCGTGCAGGCGCTGCCCAAGGCTTCGCTGGTGCATGCCGGTCAGGGTCGGTACAACGTGCGCGCCGGCACCGGGCTGGTGACGAACCAGGCGGGCGAGCGCATCACCATCAAGGTGGGCCCATGATCGACAGCATGTTCCAAGCCGGCACCGATGCGGCGCTGAATGACCAGGTGCGCCGGCCGGCAGCGCCCAAGCCGCCCGCGGCGCCCGGGTTCTCGTTCATGGATCTGGTCAAGGCGCCATTCCAAGGCCTGGGCGGCGCCGGCGCAAACGCCATCGCCTTCGGCGCCGAAATCACGGGCGCGTTTGGCGACGTGCTGGGCGCCACCGGCACGGCCGGCGCTGGCGGCATGTTTGGCGGGCAGACCGACAAGGAGAAGGCCGACTCCGAGGCCGCGCGCCGCAAGCTGCTGAACCAGGGCGCCAGCTACAGCAACGAGGCGGGCGACACCTTCCGGCGCCGGGCGGCCGACATCATGCCCGACCCGAACACCACGCACACCAGCGCGCAGGTCGTGGCCGGGCTGGCGCAGTTCGGCGCCCAGGCCATTGGCTACGGTCTCACGCTGGGCCCGGCGGCGCCGCTGGCACTGGCCGGCGATGTGGGCCTGACGGAATCCGACCGGCTCAAGCAGCAGGGCGTTGACCTGGCCACGCGCACCAAGGCCGGCGCCGTCGCGGGCGCGGTGGCAGGCGTGTCGGTGGTGGTGCCGATGACGGGCGCGACGGCGGTGACGCGGGCCCTGAAGGGCGTGGCCGTGGGCGAAGGCTCCATGGTCGGCCAGTCGGCTGCAGAGCGGGCTATCCTCAAGGCCGGCGGTTACGACAAGATTGCCGACAGCTTCGACCCGCTCGACCCGGTGGCCCTGGGCATGGGCTTGGTTCCGGGCGCCCTGGGAGCGAAGTTCGGCGGGCCGCGGGCCAAGCCGGGCGCGGAGCCGCCGCGCTCGCTGAATGCGATGGGGCTGACCGAGCGCCAGGCCCTGCCCTACAACGATGTGAAGCTCGACGCCTACGCCGTGCAGGCCGCGCAGCGCGAGGGCATCCCGCCTGAAGTGCTGCTGGCAGTCAAGAACGCGGGCGAGAAGTCGGCGCCGACCGCCACCAGCCCGGCCGGCGCCCAGGGCGTCATGCAGTTCATGCCGGCCACGTGGAAGGAGTTCGGCCGGGGCGACCCCACCGACCCTGTGAACAGCATCGACGCGGGCGCGCGCTACCTGCGCAAGCTGCACGACGCCTATGGCAACTGGGATGCTGCCGTGGCGCACTACAACGGCGGCGGCGCGCAAGCGGCCATTGTGCGCGGCGGTGGCGTGCCGACGATCCCTGAAACTGCGGCCTACCTCAAGCGCGTGAACGCCTACCTGGGCAAGACGGTTGACGAGCACGTGGCCGCGGCCGTCGACGCTCAGCCCGATCTGGTGCCGGCGGCTCGGGTGGGCCAGGCGGCGGCTGCACTGGAGGCCTCGCGGCTGACGGCGGCCGATGACCTGCCCGGGCGCGATGCGCATGTGCGGGCGGTGGAGACGGCGGCCGATCAGCTCGGGCGGGGTGAGCCGGTGCGGGTGGATGAGATCGTGGGGCCGGCAATTGATGCGGGCTCGGGCGAGCCTCTGTCGTTGTTCCATGGCACCCAGCACCCAACAGCCGCATTCGATGAACTGTCGGCGGTGGGGTCACGCGACTTCGCGGCGCTTGGCGCGCACTTCACGACCAGCGAAGAAACGGCGCGGCTTTTTGCTGGAGAAAACGGCCGGGTTCTGCGCGGGGTGAAGCGCTTCAGCAAGTCCATCGAAATCCCTGACCAGGGCACCTGGGCGCCGTGGGATGTCGGCCGGGCGATAGATGAAGCCAGGGGCATTAAGTCGGATGGCGACATGTCGCCACTTGAGAAGAAGCTCTGGGATCTGAACGAGTCGGAACGGCTGAACGCGCTGGACTCCGAGCCCGAGCACATCCAGGAACTACGGAACAAATTCAACAAGACGCCAGAAGAACGAGCCCAGATGACCGCCGCGCTCGAACGATCCACGAAAAAAGGGGCGGACGCCGCCACCGCTGCGATCAAGGCGCACCTGCATGAACAGGGCTTCGATTCGATCAAGTACAAGAACATGTACGAGGGCGAGCCGGTGGACACCTACATCGACATTGGGAAGCCGCCAGTGGGTTTCACGAAAACACCGGCAGGCCTTGCATCCGCACTTGACGAATTGCACGCCGCCAGCCAACCCGCAGAGCCTCCAGCACGCAATGCGCCACCCACCACCCAAGCCCCGAACCCTGAAGCAGCAACGCCAGCGCGAGGCGCAGGAGAGCCGGCCACCCCGCGCCAGCCTACGCCGTCCCGCGCCCAGCCCGCCATCGATGCCGCGCGGCAGGCCCACGCCGACATGGAAGACAGCGGCAAGCCCCTCGCGCAGTTCCTCGCCGACAGCACGCATCCGCCCGAGGTGCGCAACCTGCTACTTGGCATGGACAGGGCCAAGGACGACGCCAGCCGGGCGCGGCTGCTGAGCGACTTCGAGGCCGCAGCGCGCAACGACAGCACGACACCGCTGCATGATCTGGCCGCCGATGCGGTGGAAGGCATGAACGGCAAGAATGCGGCTCCACAGGCTATGCTCGACCGGGCCGCGGCTGAGGTGTCGATACTCAATCCAGACATGCTGGTGCAGCTCGACGGCATGGATGCGCCAGTGAAGGTGGGCGAGCTGCTGGCCAGGGTGAAGGAAGAAGCCGCCAACGACGCGCACGACGCGCGGCTGGTGGAAGTGGCCGCGGCGTGTGCGCTCAGGGCGTGAGGGCCGCGGCGATGAGGCCGATCACCGCACCAACAGCCGCCAAGCCACCCATGGCCAGCCACAGGGCGCCATATCCCCTGGCAGCTTCCAGCGCGCGGCGCCAGCTGCCTGTAGCGGCCCAGGTTGCCAGCGGCACGATGGAAAACAGTCCGGCTAGGCCGGCGATGAACAGCAAGGATTGACGCATGAAACCCCAATGCATTGAAGCGGTGCAGGCGGCGGCCAAGGCCGGCGGGCGAGAGCGCCCCTTGACCGATGCCCAGCTCGCCGACATCGACAGCCGCATGCGCCGCACGATGCGCGAGCTTGCGCGCACCGAGAAGGATTGGCAAGCCATGACGCCCGATCAGCGCATGATGATGGCTGCCGACCGGGCGATGCAGGACATTCAGGCCGAGGCCGCGCGCAAGGTTGCCAACGTGCAGTTGCAGATCGTCAAGACCGCGGCCACCGAGGCGCGCGTGGCCGACATGCTGCGCCTGTTCGACGGCGACAAGCGCGCGCAGGCCCTGGTGCGCGACATCGAGCACACAGGCCAGTACATCAGCGGCGTGAAGCAGGAATCGATGGCCCGGCTGATGGACCTCATGGACGCGGTCGACTCCACGAAGGGCACAGGCGCCGGCCGCCGCGTGGCCATGTTCCTGTTCGACGCGGAGAACCCGCAGATGACGCGCGACGTGGCGGCCGAGATCTTCGGCAACGCGGACGGGCGCACCGGCAACAAGGCAGCGCAGGAGGGCGCCAAGGCCTGGCTCACCACCATCGAGGAGCTGCGCCAGCGCTTCAACAACGCCGGGGGCGACGTGGGCCGGCTGGATTACGGCTACCTGCCGCAGCCGCACGACTCGGCGCGCGTGCGGGCCGCCGGGCGCGATGCCTGGGTGAGCAAGATGCTCGACCGGCTGGACCGCTCGCGCTACGTCGATGAGGCCGGCGCACGCCTGGGCGATGCCGAGGTGCGCGACATCCTAGGCCGGGTGTGGGAGACGATCAGCACGGACGGCATGAACAAGCAGGAGCCCGGCGCCTTTCAAGGCAGCGGCGCGCGGGCAAATCGCGGCAGCGAGCACCGGGAGCTGCACTTCAAGGACGCCGACGCCTTCTTGTCCTACGTGCAGGAGTTCGGGCGCGGCAGCATGTATGACGCCATGATGGGCCACGTAGGGCGCATGGCGCGCGACATCGGCCTGGTCGAGCGCTACGGCCCGAACCCGAACGCACAGATGCGCCTGCAGTTCGACCTGGCCGCACACGCCGACGGCACGCCGGCCGACAACCTGACGCGCAGTTTCGGCCTGCGGCCCCAGTCCTACTGGGACATGATCAACGGCACGGCCAGCAGCCCGCAGTCGGCGCGCATCGCCCAGGTGGGCACCGACGTGCGTAACATCCAGACCTTTGGTAAGCTGGGCAGCGCCGTCATCAGCAGCATCACGGACCTGGGCACCTACTTCGTGAACACCGGGTTCAACCGCCTGAGCTACTGGGACTCGATCCGCAACTACGGCAAGGTGGCCGCCAGCGGCGACACGCGCGACTTCCTGACCACGCACGGCATCATCGCCGAGAGCATGGCCGGCGACCTTAACCGCTGGACCGGCGACAACCTGGCGCAGACGTGGAGCGGGCGCCTGGCCAACAGCGTGCTTAAGTTGTCACTCATGAACGCCTGGACCGACACCCTGCGCCGGGCCTTCAGCCTCACCATGATGCAGGGCCTGGCCAGGCTGTCCAAGACCGAGTGGACCAAGCTGGGCGAGTGGGACCGCACCCACCTGGAGCGCAAGGGCATCACCGAAGCGGACTGGGGCGTGATCACGCAGGCCCAGTTGACCGACTTTCAGGGGCGCGAGCACCTGACGCCAGAAGCCATCCACGCCACCGGCGACGAGCGGGCCGGCGAGGTGGTGTCCAAGGTGCTGGGCCTCATCACCGACGAAAGCGAATACGCGGTGCTGAACCCGGACCTTGCCACCAAGGCCATTGCAGCCGGCGGCGCCACGCAGCGCGGCACGGTGCGCGGCGAGCTGGCGCGGTCGGTGATGCAGTTCAAGAGCTTTCCCATCGCCATGGTGTCGCGGCACTGGCGGCGCATGCTTGAAGCGCCCAGGGTGACGGACGGCAGCGCGCCGGCCATGGCTAACCGGCTGATGTACGGCGGGGCCATCATGGTCACGACCACAGCCCTGGGCGCCATCGCGCTGCAGGCCAAGCAGGTCACGGCCGGCAAGGATCCCATCGACATGACCGGCGACCACGCGGCCAAGTTCTGGGCGCGCGCGGTGGCGCAAGGCGGCGGCCTGTCCATCGTCGGCGACATGCTGCTCAACGACCCGGGCAACAGCGTCAGCGACGTGGTGCGTGGCATGGCCGGCACGGCGCTGGGTCCTGCGCTGGGCACTGCGATGCAGGGCGCCGGCATCGGCATCGAGAACAGCTGGAAGAAGCTCAAGGGCAAGGAGACGCACGCCGCGGCCGAGACCATCAACCTGGCCCGGCAGAACGCGCCGTATGTGAACCTGTGGTACGCCAAGGCTGCACTCGATCATGCCGGCATGCATGCGCTGCAGGAGAATCTAAGCCCAGGGTATCTGGGCAAGATGCAGCAGCGCGCGGCGAAGGAATGGGGCCAGGGCTACTGGTGGCGGCTGGGCACCGGCGGCCCGGACCGGGCGCCGGACATTGGAAAGGCGGTAGGGCAATGAGACCTGATCAAGTGGCGCGACTGAACGACCTGGCCGAGAAGCTGGCCGACACCTTCCTGACCGAGGCCGACCCGGGCGAGTGGCCGGGCGGCAGCGTGGGTCCTGCCGACCTGACGCAGCAGGAGCGCGGGGACCGCTACTGGTGCAAGAAGAACGCCATGGCCACCGGTGGCGTGTTGCGGTTCACCCTCGACATGCTGGACCGGCAGCAGCCCGGCGGCGCGGCCGCGCAAGCCGAGGACGATGCAGACCTTGACCGCCAGATCAAGGAAGCGGAGCGACGCGCCAGCGCAGCGGTAAATCGCGCGCTCGACAAGGCCAAGAAGCAGGCGTTCGATGAGCGCACCCACGGCAAGCCGTAAGGTCAACTTTGCCACGTTCTTTGCGCTGTGGGCAGACCAGCGCGGGTGGGTCGTTCCTGACATCCACTGGCAGGCCGTGCACTGGCTGGAGCATCGCGGCCGGCTCGGCTGTCTGCGGTGCTTCCGCGGCTTCGGCAAATCCACGCTGCTGGCCGTGTACAACGCCTGGCGGTTCTACGATGACCCAACCTATCGCATCCTGCACCAGGGCGACCAGGATAAGACCGCGTACAAGACCAGCCGCGACACCAAGAGCGTGTTGCAGCGGCATCCGCTCACCAAAGACTGGTTCAAGAAGGGCGCAAAGGGTGAAGCATCGTTCTGGTGGTGCCCTGACGCGGCCGACGAGCGCAACCCGTCCATGCAGGCGGCCGGCATCACCAGCAACATCACATCCAGCCGGTGCGACGAGGCACAGAACGATGACGTCGAGGTCCCGCGCAACATCACCAACCCCGAAGCACGCGAGAAGATGCGCTACCGCCTGGGCGAGCAGACGCACATCATGGTGCCAGGCGCGCGGCAGCTGTTCATCGGCACGCCGCACACCCATGACAGCCTCTATGACGAGGTGGAGCGCATGGGCGCGGACTGCCTGACCATCCGCATGTTCGAACGGGCCCAGCGCATCGAGCAGGCTACCGGCCACAAGTACCGGTGCGAATTCCGCCCCGAGCTGGTGTTTGCCGGGTTCGGCGAAACCGCCAAGCTGCTGGCCGAGGGCGACGACTACACCGTGAAGGGGGATGTGATCATGTTCGCTCGCGTGCTGGGTGGTCTGGTCGACCTCTATGCAGGGCACGCCTGGCCGGCGCGGTTCGACCGGGCCGAGATGCTGACCCGGCGCCGCGGCTGCCGCACCATCAACGAGTGGGACAGCCAGTACCAGCTACACAGCCGGCCGGTGCACGAAACCCGGCTCGACCCGGCCAAGATCCGCGCCTATTCCGTTGAGCCCGTGCTGCGCCAGTCGAATGGTGAGCTGGGCATGTGGCTTGGGAATGCGCGCATCGTCGGCCTGGCGGCCAAGTGGGACCCGGCTGGCGCCAAGCCAAAGAGCGATGTATCGGCGTTCTGCGTGGTGTTGCAGGATGACGTCGGCCGGCGCTACTGGCACCGCGCCGTGTCGCTGCTGGGCGAGGTGGCCGAGATCGCTGACGACGGCAAGACCATCACTGGCGGCCAGGTGCACCAGATTGCCGCGCTGGTGAAAGAGCTGCACATCCCGCGCATCGTCGTCGAGACCAACGGTGCCGGCACGTTTGCGCCTACCTACCTCAAAGCGGCGCTGAAGCAGGCCGGCGTGTTTGACTGCGGTGTGACGGATCGGCACGAAGCAGGCAACAAGAACAAACGCATTCTCGAAGCCATTGAGGGGCCGCTGCGCTCGGGCACGTTGTGGGCACATGCCAGCGTGCTGACCGGCCCGGCGCGCGACCAGATGCGCGACTGGAACCCGGCGGTGACTGACCAGCCAGACGACTACATCGACAGCCTGGCCGGAGCCATCACCCAGCAGCCCGAGCGGATCGGCCGTCATGTTGCTGGCTTGATCGCGCCGCGAGGTGGCGGACAGGATTGGCGCCCAGAAGCGGGCGTGCACGAAGTAGCGGTGGAATACTGACCAACGGCGCGTCGCCTGCGCAACCCACGCGAGGCGCACAGCATGACCGTCACGGTACAGATCCCTAGCAACCGATACGCCTATGCCGGATCGTCGACCTTTGTCTACAGCTTCCTGCTGCTCAGCTCAGGCGATCTTGAGGTGCAGGTCGACGGTGTGACCAAGACGCTGGGCATTGACTACACCGTGTCGGGCGTCGGGTCACCCAGCGGCGGCACCATCACCTATCTGGGAACGCTGACGACCGGGCAGATTGTCACCCTGGCGCGCGAGACGGCGCAAAACAGGTCTGTCGACTACCAGCCGAACGGCGACCTGAAGGCGGTTGACCTCAATGCCGACCTCGACCGCCTGGTGATGATGGTGCAGGAAGTGGCGCGCGACGCGGCGCTGCGTGCCATCAAGCTGCCGATTGGCGAGGTGGCCACAGACTTACCCACGGCGACAGACCGCGCCAACAAGCTGCTGAGCTTCGATGCGCTCGGCCAGCCCGCCGTGACGCTGCTGGCCGATCAAAGCGCGACAGCTTTGCAGGTAGCCCTTGCCAGCACAACCGCAGGCCAGGGCGCTGCGCTGGTGGGCAGCAACGATGCCGGGGGGTACTTTACCGGCACGACCGCAGAGGCGCAATTGCAGCAACTTGGGCGTCAGCAGTGGTACGAAGATTTCTGGGGCCACTTTTCGGACGCGCAGAAGGCCGACATCCTCGCCTATACATACACGCTTGACTGTCGCGCGGCGCTGCAGGAGGCCCTTGATGCGGCCTTTGCAGCCGGGCGCAGCGTTCTGCAACCGGCTGGGGGTTACCGTGTCAATGACTCGCTTGTCATGCCAGGATCGTCCACCACGCGCGGTAAACCATTTATTTGGCGCGGAGCAGGGACCGGCGAGCCATTCGTTATCACGAATCTCGGCGGTACGGTAATCAAAGGTACGCATGCCACAAACCCGACGCTCAAATATGTTCAGGACGTTGCGGTTACGGGTAACGGCCAGGCTGACATTTCTTATATCAGATTCACGGCCACAAATACAACAGCCGTAATTGATTGGGAATCCTTCTTCGCGACAAGCGAGTTCCACCACAACGTGGTGCACCAACTCGGAACCGGCAACGGCGTCGAATGTACGTGGGCCGCAACTGTTGAGCTACACAACAACTACGCCTTCAACGGCGGGGCGTTCACCGCTGTGCTAGGTGCTGCGCGTACTGGCATCGGCTTTTACATGCACAACGACCACGATGCCGGTTTGGTCACGCTGCGCAAGAATACTTCGCGCGGGTGGCTCACCCCGTACCAGATAGGCGACGGGACGACGGCAAACATATTCAAGGGGCATATCACAGAATGTGAGGCGTCTACTTGTTATAACGGCATCATACTGACCAGCAAGGCGCAATATTGGACTGTCGCAAATAACTACATGGAGGGCCTTGATGGCGGGACCGGAATAACTGACCAGGGTAACTTCAATGATATTATCAATAATTTAATGTTTGCCGGCTTTGCCATCGGCATAGATTTACAGTCATCAGGTTACGGCGGGGTATGCGCTTTCAATAAAATTGCCAGCAGCACGCGGGCCAACACGACGTTCATAAACTGCGTGCTGTCTGTCGGGCTTGGCAGAACGGTAACCCGGAATACCATCATATGGGGGTCATCCGGCGGCGCCATTGCTGGCGTGTCTGGTATAACTCTGTCAGGCGCAAATGGGCAGATTGATCTGAGCGGAAACGTGTTCAACCCCAAAATAAATTGGGTTGGTGGCGCCGGGTCGCAGCAGATAACAGATAACACAACGTCCACACTCAGCGCCGGCAATGGGCAATATGGGTTTGGAACTGCGAGTTTTGACAATCTGCAAATACCGCTGCTGAATCAGGGGGCGGTTAGTCTTGCAAAAGGTGCAACAGCAATTACGACCGTCACGGCCGGCGTCTGCTCATTGTCTGCTGCAAGCTCTCACCTGATCACGTTTGCCGGCGCAACAAACATTACATCATTCACGTCTGGGTTGATAGAAGGAAAATTCTTCGTCGTCCGTGTGACAAATGCAAACTGCACATTCGTGAACGGTGCAAATCTCAAGATGGCCGGCGCTGTTAATTACACGCCGGGCGCTAATGGGGCGTCAGTGGTTTTCCTGATGCATTCAAATGTCGCTTGGGAAATATGCCGGACGGCTTACTAAAAATTCAATTTCCATGATGCAATCCATCGCCAAGTGGCTGCAGCGCTACGCCGACATCGCCACCGGCTGGGCTGCATCGCTGTCGTCGCTCACGATCTTCGGCGTCAATCTCCCCCCGCTGATTTTGACCGCTGCCACCATCTGGTGGACGATCGAGCGTGCACGTGAGACACGCGCAAAGCGCCGCACTGAAGAGCTGCGGGCCGAGTGGTACGCGCAGGAGCTGGGCGAGTCAAAGCCCATGCGGCGCGGCTTGATCGCCTGGGCGCGGCGTATGACGGGGCCGTCGCCGCTGGATGATGACCCGCAGGAGCACCACCGGGGAAAGTGACTGCATACGCCGCAGTGCTGCGCCAGTTGCAGGATTAGGGCGCAGTTATGCGACCCAGCGAAAAGTTAGGCGTCTTGCGCCACACCCACTCGCCCTGTCCTTTGCCGATGCGCGGCTTCCTGCCGGACTGCTCGATCTTCCCGGCTGCCCGCAGTCGGTACAGCCGGACGTGCAGGTATTCGGCGGACATCCCGGTGTCCTTGGCAAGCTCGCGCCGCGTCATTTCCCGGCTGCCCAGGGAACGCAAAAGCACCACATCAGCAGCGCCAAGGGTCGCCCCATCGCCGGCTGCAGCGAGCCTCTCGCGCAGGTCGGCGATGGTGGCATACAGCCGCTGCACCTCATCAACCGGATACAGCGCCAGGTCAGCCATGATCTCCCTCGCTGGCGGCGAACCTGCACTGCACCTCAATGCCGTACACGTCCGAGTAATGCCGAGCGCATGCTGCAAGTGTCTTGTGCATCCTTGTGCCCTCCTGGTATACCCATCGCCCGGCGACCTTGATATACACGTTGATCAGGTCAAACATATTGCTTCTCCACGGACGCCTAACTAATCCATCGAACGGACCGCCTTCGGCGTCCGTTCATGTCAAACGTTAGGCATCACCAGCCAAAGTGTCGGCGTGCCAAGGTCGAAATCAACTTGCGATCTTTCGCGCACCAAGCCTCTTTGGTCGGCAGTTCGCTGGCCTTCGTCGTCTTCGCGCAGTCATGGCACAGCGCCACATTGCGCGCACCTGTACCACACCACCAGCGCGTCGGCTTGCGGCACATGCAGCAGTTCTCCTGCATCTCGCCATCCTTACTGCCATCGTGAAAAATCTTTAGCGCCATATTCACTCCATGATTCCTAACTGTCGGTTCAAGCGGACGTGCCTACGGCCAGCCGCTTAACCTAGCGTTATGCAGCGCCAACGGCTCTCGCCGCATCAATGGCCGCGTCAAGATCGCCGCCCCACAGCGCGCCGTCCAGTAGTGCGTGCTGCACGGTGAACGGCGGTTCGTGCTCTTGGCCTTTCCAGCGGCGCAGCCACTGGTAGCGCTCGGCGTCATGCTCTGATGGTGCATGGTTTTCCAAAATCACACGCAACTCTGCCGCAGTCACCAGCATTACATCAGCTTGACCATCCGGGGATGTGTAATCCAACTCACAGACATCGCGGACAACTAGATCTATCCAGTCCATATATTCCTCTCCGCGCACCAGGCGCTGCATAACTTATCAATCAACCGGACGCCATCCGGCTCACTTGTTTCTCGGCGCTCGGCGGGCGCCGGTTATTTCAGCAGTTAGGCCTCGCCCAGCGTGCGCACAACATGCCGCACCAGCGCATCGCGGATGCGCGGCAGATCGCTGTGCCGGTAGAGCTTGGCGGCCTTGTCGGTGTCGCTGTGCACGATGCCGAGCTCTGCCAGTCCTGCGGCGCTGATGCTCAACGGCGCGATGCGTGCGCAGATGTCGCCGAGCTTGATCGTGGCCTGCTCGTCTGCAGCGGCAGGCACGGGCTGCATGGGGATAGGCGCGGTCGCTTCCTGGGCCTGCTCTCCCAGCCACAGCGCGCGGCGGCGGGCGGCGCGGGCCTCGGCGTTGCCCTTGGTGGTGGCCACGTCCCACACCACGCCCGCGAAGCGCTGGCGAAGGTCCGCCAACTCGGCGGCGGTTCGGTTGTACTCGGCGAGTGCGCTGGTCGGCGCTTCGGTGGTGGCGGTGTTCATTCTTGCTCCAGTTGCTTGCGGTAGCCCTCAACGATCTTGTCGAAGGCCAACAGGTCGGATTCGAGGGCGTCGATGGCGTTGTCGTCGCGGTCGATGCGGATGATCGTCAGGGCGCGGCCGATGGGGTCCAGCGCAGGGCAGTACAGGACGAAGTCCCACCACTTGCGGCCGGTGGCCCACATCCCGCCCAGGCACTGGTCGCGGACTTCGGTGATGTCCGATCGGGTCAGCACGGCGCGCAGCTTCACGGGGTCAACCCAGGCCTTGACCTCGACGCCACCATCCGCGCCGACCAGTCCGTCAGCGCTTGCGCCGAACTTGCGGTCGTCGGTGCAGACGAATCCGCAGCGCTGCACCATGCGACCCGTATCGACCTCGTACCGGTCCAACGCGGTCGCCTCAAGCTCATGACCACGGCGGGTGAAGTAGTTCTCGAAGCCGTCGTCGAGCGGGGCGCCGCTGATGCGCTCTATGGCTAGTCCGAAGGCGTAGTCGAGCGCCGTCTTCCCGGGCTCGCTGGTGTCTCGTCCTTCCATGGCGGCATCGATGGCGGCGGCGCGCGGCCTGGCCTTGTAGCCGGCCAGGCTCATCGCCTCGCGCTCGTTCTGGCCTGCCTTCAGCGCCTTTACGTACTCGGCCTGCTGGTCGGTCAGCCCGCCGACTCGCGTGCGCGCCGTCGAGAACATGCTGGCCGTGCACACGCCAGCGCGGGCGGCGTGCCACTGATCACTTCCTTGCGGCATGTCGTAGACGATCACGGCGCCACCTCATCAGCCACGGCCGGCGCCACCTCATCAGCCACGGCCGGCGCGGCCTTGTACATCACGGCGCGCGGGTCAGCCTCTGGCGCAGTCGCTGCCTCTGCGTCGACTTCCTCGGCCGCCTTCTTACACGCCTTGTGGTGCCCTGCCGCGTCGAGCTGCTTTCGCTCGTCCTTGGTGATCGTGGCGAACCATGCGGCATAGGCGGCCACACCTTGCAGGCTGGCGTCCTGGGCGGCGTTCACGAGGTCTTCGCTGGGCGCTGGCGTGGCCTGCTTGACTTGCTCAACAGCTCCCATGTGCTTTGGCGCCGGGCGCTGCTCTGGCACAGCATCCGCCGGCATGTCGATCAGTTCTTCGGCCACGGGCAGACCCTTGAGCACGTCCGGGAACACGTCGCGCAGCGCGAAGGCTCGGGCGCGCATCTGGCGCATGCGGCGCGGGTATTGTGTCCACGGCCCGGCCTTGCCGGCCAGTCCTGCCGTCTTGGCGTCTGCCATGCTGAACGTGCGCACCTGCTCGGGCTCGCCGCGGCGCTTGACGCGGCACACGGCGGCGTCGCCTTCTTCCTCTTCGATCACGTATTCGCAGGTCGGCGAGTTGCGCACCAGGGCGATGACGGCATCACCCCACAGGCTCGGGCGGCCGTTGATGACGGCGATGTTCTGCAGCGCCTGCAGCGGCTTCAGGCCGACCTCGGCGCCCCATTGCATGGCGACCAGGATGTTCCCCGGCTTGCGCTGGAAGTCCTTCGGGATCATGTCGGATGCGGCGAGCATGTCGGCGAATCGGAAGGCCTCATCGAGGCTCTGGGGGGCCAGCGAGAAGCTGCCGGTGGTGGTCAGTGCGTTGCTCATGTTCCCTCTCGGGTAGTTGGTTGATGGTGAACCGTTGCTGCATTTGTCGCGGGTGGTCCGATGCCGCTTCAGGGAGGGCCGAGAGAAGCCCCGATCAACCGCCCTGCCGATGCGCTGGCCGGGGTTTGCGGGCGGGATCGCACGAAGTCATTCGCGGCCGGTGGCCCAGCGGATCGCATCGCGCCAGCACTCAAGCGCCAGGCCGTAAAGCCATGCAGCGGCGATGCTGATCAGAAGTAGGGTGCACAGCACAATATCTTGCAGCACACCATGCCGGCGGGCTGGCGGGCGATCAATGCCAGTGTCCTGGTCAAATCGCGAGTCGGTCATGGGGTCACCTTGCCTTTCGTGCCAATCATGGACGAGCCGTTGATGTCGATGCATACACCAGGCGCATGCGCCACCGGGCTTTCGTTCGCTGGCGATGTGTAGAGGGGGAAAGCCCGCGTATCCCCGCCGCAGCGCTTTGCCTCATCTTTTGCGTCGAACGCTGCGAACGCACCGAAAAAAAGGCGGCCCATCCCGGTGACTGCCCAGGCGTAGGGCGTTGCAGGCTTGCCGCTGTCTGCCAGTGCGGCTTCCCACTGCGCATCGCGGGCGGCCTCGATCACACGGGCATACCAAAGCCGCTGGTCACCTTCGCCATCCCATTTTTCCCATGCCGTGGATCGTGCGTGCATGATTTGCGCGTCGCTCATTTTTTCAGGCCTGGTCATGATAGGCACCACCAGATGCCGCAGGCGCAAAGCGGGAGAACTGCGAAAAGGTACACCTGCCAGAATGTCGCGCGGCTCATTTCTGCTCTCCTGCTGCGATGGCTGCGCGGGCTTCTGCGGCCTCATCAGAAGCTGCACATCCGGCGTATTCGAGCAACTTCAGAGATCGCCTCAGCGCATCCAGCATCTGCGCATTCAGTGCGTCAAGCCGGCGCAGTTCTGCAGCTGCTGCGTCGCAGTCGGCATCGCTCAGCGCAGTCCAGCGCTTTGGGTCTTCCAGTGCGCAAGCAAGTCTGTGTGCGTTCATGGTGTGTGCATCCTCGCCACCAGGGCCACAAAATCGGCGTAGTCCGTCAGGATGTAGACGATCAAAAAGCATGCCGCCACGATCCCGGCAGCAATGCCGCCGATGGCCAGCATGTGGACATTCGTCAGCCAGCCGTCGATGAAGGCGAGCAAGCTGTTTTCCTCGGGCTCAGGCTTGGCAGGCGTTACCCGGTGCAAGCTGGTGTAGAGCGCTGATTCGAGCTCATCGACGAACATCCTGCATGTTTTTGGCGATGGGCAAGGCTTGCGGTGTTGTCCGCAGTCACCGCGGCAGCTTGGCAGGCCGCGCAGCTCTTCGCGGATGAGGTGGGCGAGGGTCTGGCTCATGATGCGTCTCCGGTTGCTTTGGCGATGGCTGCGAGGGCTGCATCAACTCGGGGCTGGATAGCATTGGAGCAGCCATCCCAACTGGCGTCACGGCGCGCAGCGCTGCGCATGTTTGCCTGCGCAATCACCATGTCCGTCAGCAGTTCGCGCAGCGCCTCCAGCAGCTCAGGCGCGGCAGCGATCAGGCGGGCGTTTGCTTCTTGTTGAGCGCCATAGCCTTTGTCTGCTTCTGTCGGACCAACAGATGCAACTTCTTGAATCCATCCGTTTCCGATCTTGGCTTCGATGTACTTTGTCATTGACCCGGCGATGAACCACGGCCCCGGTGTGTGCTTGCTCATGCTGCGGCCCTCAGTTCTTTGCGAGCCTCGCCGCGCTGCTCTGCGCGTTGCTCGGCCGCGTCTTCACGCAGGCGTGCGGTTATCTGGTCGGCCAGCCGCTCGGCGTGCGATGCCCAAAACATGCCGGCCACGTCGTGCGCGCCGATCCAGACATATTCGACCTGCACGCCTTCGTCCTCGTCCACCGAGAAATCGGCGTCGACGGGAATCAGCTTGCCGGCCTCGTTGAGCAGGTGCAGGCCATGCGCACGGGTCAGGCCGCGAACGGGATCGGGCGGCGTGATGCGCGCTCGTAGTTGTTCGATCGCCGCCAGGTGCGTATCGATATGGTGCCGAGCTTTGTCGAGCGCGCCCCCCAGCCTGCGGCACTCCTGCATCGCCGCCAGAACGTGCGCTTCCAGCAGGTGCATCCTGCTTGCGCCCGCATTCTGGGCGCTGCGGCACATTTCGGCCCATCGGTCAGTCACATCGTGTCCGGTAGTCATCTTGATCCCCTTGGTGTGCAGCGCGGTGTGTGCTGCGATGTCTGGACTTTGGCACACGGCGCCACGCATTGCAAGCTATTTTTGCGACACTTGTGCACCAAAAAAAGATACACAAGTGTCGCAGCGATGGCGTATGATGCAGCCATGACACGAGCACAGGCACACATCACCAGGCTGATCGGCAACGGCTGGACGGTCGCAGCGGTCAGCAGGGCGGCGAAATGTTCGCGCAGCACGCTGTACAGGGCGCTCAGTGGGGATGACATCACGCTCACAAAGATCAAGGCAATCCTGGCTGTGCGCGGGTATCCGCCGGCAAGAAAGGAGTGGCGATGAATGAGAGCTGGCCGGACAAGGAGGCGCCCTGATGCGCACGACAAACGAACAAACGCAGCCCGCCGACGAAGGTCCGGTTGAGCGCACTGTTAGGCGTCAATACGTGATTCGCTACGCAGACGGCGCCTACAACTATGACAACGGGTTCCCGTGCCGCAAGTTTGAAGCTACCCGATACGCCTCTGAGCGCGAAGCGTGGGACAAAGCCGATGATCTTTGTGATGTTGCGGCGGTTGAGGAAGTTGACGCTTAACTGCCGACATAACCGGATAACACCGGCGAGGAAACTATGAACGAAGCACAAACACAAAGCGCCGGGGTTATTCCGGTTGATGGACAAGTTAGGCCTGTGGCGTGGCGCGTACAGGCAAGCTATTGGACACACATGGACTCGATCCCTGGGGCACTGCTGCCACCGCTTGCCATTCCAGAACCGCTGTACGACCAGGCCGCACTAGACCATGAACGCAACAACGCGGACATGTCGCGGCAGCAGATTGGAGATTTGCGCGCCGCGCTGACCGAAATCCGCGACCGCATCAAGTCGCACCCCGCCTATGCCGACATGACCGTGGACGAGGAAATCGAGATTGGCGGCGATACGGCCGAGCTTTCTTACCTGGCGCGGGTGGCAGACGGTGCCCTTGGGGCCTAACGTTTGAATTCAGCGGAGCCCGCAGGTCGTCCGCTGCAATGAATTGTTAGGCATGCCCATAAGATCGTGGAGAGCATATATGAAAACCGTGACGATGTACGAAGCCAAAGACGGCAAGCATTTTCTGAGCGAGGCGCATTGCCTAGAGTACGATCAGCAATGCGCCGACCTGGCCGCCGCGAACAACATGCTGGACAACGGCGCGACGCTGATGGCGGCGCTGACCAGAGCGCACCAGACGCGGCCGTGGTGGGACAGCGGCTTGAGCTTGGAGGACAAGGTGATTCTGATGGAGACCACCAAAGACACCGGCTTTGTCGTGAGCCACTGGCAGTGCAGCAACAAGCCTGGATACAAGCCCTGCTGTTTGAACCACGCCGGGCAAGTGCGCCTTTGGGGCGATGCCGGGTGCTGGAGCGGCCCATACGGAAACTATGTTGGCTTGGCGGACTTGCTGCGCTACGCACGCAACACTGTGCGCGAGCATGCCTAACGTATGAAATAACCGGCGCTGCACGGCGCCGGCAAAGTGAGTGGATGCCTGGGGCGTCCGGTTGGTTGATAGGTTAGGCCTGTGGGCCACCAAGCGAAAGGAAACCATGCCAGAGAAATACACGCCGGCAACTATTGCACGCCGACGCAAGGAATTCAGCGAGAAAAAGCAGACCGAGGTAGCGAGTTGGCCAGATACGATTATCCAGAAGATGCAACTGCAGGGCGGTGTTGCTGGGCAGTGCGCACGGCCTTATGAACTGCGCACTGGCGAAAGCGGAGAAGAATACAAAGAGCCATACTGCCGCGAATGCGGGAGTGAGGACATGGCTTACCTGGAGGAGTACGCCAACGGCCGCGAATACAAGTGTCGTGTGTGCGGCACGGTGCAGATGTGGTGACGCCTAACTGCGGAAATAACCGGCGCTGCACGGCGCTGGCAAGGTGACCGAGCGCTTGGGGCGTCCGGTTGATTGATAGGTTAGGCCTGTGGTCCGGAGAGGAAACCATGGAAGCAAAACGGAAGCATTGGAGCGATTGGGCAATTGACGGCATGCCGAAAGAAAAGCAGCTTCTTGCAGAATACACATGGAATGCAGCGGTTGCAGCAGAGCGCGCAAAGTGGAAGCTATTGACCGACGACAGCAAGCACATATTCAACGGCGGATGCCCAGAGCAAGGCAACTGGAATGGCCGCGATCCGGAGTGCCAGGCGTGCGTTTTGCTCGGCGAGTGGCAGGCCTAACGTGGAGTTCAGCGGCGTGCCCGCTGGACATTCGAGTACCCACCCTGCTGGCGGCACGTCCGCTGCAACGCAGGGTTAGGCCAATCTGGTGGCCGGAGCGGAGAGAAGCATGGAAGCATACGAAATGGACGACACCGACCGCGAACTGGTTGCCAAGGTGCGCGAAGCAATAGAGTATGAAGACAACGGCGACCCGGCAAAAGACGTGATTGACTACGACGAGATGATCGACGCAATGCGCCTGCTGTTGCAGATCATCGACGCCGGCTGCGCTGTCTGAATTTGAGTGGCCTAACTGCGCCCATAACCGGACCCCTGCGGCGCTAGCCGCTGGGGGTCCGAGTTGATGGGTAAGTTAGCCAGCATGTGCACACGGTGCAAATAGTTCTTGCGTTACGCGTAACGCTGCGCTATACTGAAGGCACTGAAGCAAACCAACCGGAGCAGCAACATGACCACCGCACAAGCCATCGCAGCCCTCTTCGAAGCGCACCAAAAGGCAGAAGCAACCGCCCGCCGCCTGCACCCGCAAGCGAGTGCAGAAGAAATTCACCAGATCGTCACGGCCGAGTTGATCCGGCAACTTGGCCTGTGACAGCCAAACAACCAGGCCCTGCGGGGCCACTCACTGCCGCCCAGCGCCAGGCCAACCTTCGCCGAGAGCGCGACGCCGCCGGCCTGGTGGAAGTGCGCAACCTGTGGGCGCACCCTGGCGACGTTGACGCGATCCGCCAGCATGCGCGCGACCTGGCCGAAAAACGAGCGGCGGTGAAGGCTGCTGGCTAACTGAAAGCTCACGGGCGCCGCCAGGCGTCCCGTGCAGCGATAAGTTCGGCGTCGCTGACTTCGTGCGGCTTTACATACTTTCCGTACAGAAAGCGCTTGACGTAGCGTTGTTGTCCGTACAGAATAGAGCCATCGAATCAGCAACCAACCGGAGCACAACATGACCCCCAAGTTCACCGCCGCAAAGATTGCCCACAACGGTAAGCCCGCTGCAGAGCTGGTCGTTCGCGGCACCACCGCAGCAGATCATGCCGACCTGCGCGCCCTGCTGGATACGCTCGGATACGGCCCGGCATCCGGCATGGACAACGCGCGTAGGATTGTTTGCACCACGAAAGCTGAAGTTGACGCGGCTCGCGGCCCGCTTGTCAAGTTCTTCGATGCAAAAGGCAACTTCCATGCATAAACACCAGCCCACAAGGGCTTTTTAACATCAGGAGCAAGTCATGCTGACTATCTATATTTACAGCAATGAAAACGGCAAGCAAATTGGCTCCATTGATGGCGCCGATAATGCCGAATGCGAGCGGCTAGCAGAAGAAGAGTATGGATCAAATGGATATCACTGGTCATACGTAGACGTCGATGTTTCGGACGCGTCGTGAAAAATCCTGTAGCCATCCCCGCCAAGAAGATGGGCCGCAAGCCGATGGAGCCAGGACAAGCGAAGGCGGCTCGGTTCGAGATGCGCTGCCAACCGGCCGAGCTTGCTGCCTGGCGCGCCGCGGCTGACGCCATGGGCCTGAGCCTCACGGAGTGGGCGGCCCAGGCATGCAACGAGCGGCTGAAGCGATGACGTCGAACTTGTCGCTGGGTCGCATAACTGCGCCCTAATCCGCTACATGGCGCACGGGTGCGCCGTAACAACAGTGCCGCAGTGCGGCAGAAAGAGGCCTTATGTCTGGCATGGGTGATGATTTTGGCGGGGGTTCTCCCGCCGAGCCGCTGACGCACGCAGAGCGCGATGAGGTGATCCACGCTGCGATGATCCGTGCAGGGCTGCATGCAGCGCGCGGCTTGACGCCTGCGGCAGCATGCCACGTTGGGTGCAGGGTCTGCGGCGTGATCGATGCGAGCCCGGCAAGGTGTGAGCAGTGCACCGGCTTGCACGCTGCTGGACACCATTCGCCAGGCCGCGGCCACATAGCGCCCGAGACGCCAGACACGGAAGGCGGCGGTGCCGAATGAGTTGGGCCGACCTACCCGCCGACGTTGCGCGCTGCCTGGGCCGGCGCGATTTTTCCGCCGAGACTGACACGTGCCCCGTGCGCAATGGCTGCAAGCGCTACCTGTGCGCAGTCGAGGGCCGTTTCGGCAGCGATGGCAAAGCGCCGTATTTCATGTGGATGTGCACGTCGCCTGTGCACGAAAAGCGGCTGCCGGTTGATGGGGGTGCATCATGAGCAAATCCGGAAATGGTATGCCCGACAAAGCACGCATGGCCGAGCTGATCGCCACACCAGGACCAAGCGACTCGCCGCTATGGATCAAGGGCAATCTGCGCCGCTATGGTCAGCGCATCGTCTGGGCGACGCAGGTGGTCGATGGGCTGTGCGATATGTGGGGGCACCACGAGTGGAACAACAAGGCACGCGCTCGCAAGCCGGAAAAGGCAGCGCGATGAGCGACGCCACCCCACTGCGCCGCGTAGGCCAGACCAATCAAGGCGGGTACATCGCCACGCACTCGCACGCAGTGATCGACCCCAGAGGGCAGCGCAGGAGCTGCGGCATGTGCGGCCAGCATGTAGCGATATCGCCCAGTTGGACCAGGCACAAGGTGCGCGGGCTGATCTGCCCGGCGTGCAGCAAGCCAAAGCCGTAGCGCACAAGCGCGAACTGTTGTACTATGTTGAGACTCAACAGCCTCAACAGGACAGAACCACTGTGTACGCAAAGATTTTTTCTCAAATCTACGACGGCACGCTATGCACAAACGGGCCGTGGGAAGCGCTGGTGACATTCCAGCAACTGCTGATCTTGGCCGATCAGGAAGGGTCAGTGGACATGACGATCCCAGCAATCGCGCGTAGGACAACCATCCCGCGCGAGATTCTTGAGCGAGGCATCAGCGCGTTGATGCGTCCAGACCCGGACAGCCGCACGCCGACCGAGGAAGGGCGCCGGATCGTTCCGCTTGCAGAGGGGCGCTCATGGGGGTGGCGCGTCGTCAACTACGTCATGTACCGGCAGATCAAGCGCGAAGAGGACCGGCGCGAGTATCACCGTGAGTACTGGCACAAACGCAAACTCAAAGACTCAACCGAGACTCAACAGGCTCAACCGAATCAACCTATAGCATATACAGATACAAAGGCAGAAGCAGAAAAGAATAAAACACGTGCGCCCAAGGCGCCCGCCGCTACGCCTACCGGCTTCGCTGAGTTCTGGGATGTGTGGCCGAACACAGCAAGGAAGGCGAACAAAAAAGGGTGCCTGAACATCTGGACACGGAACAAGCTCGAAGGCAAGGCCTACGAGATCATCAAGCACATCGAGGCCATGAAGCAGTCCAAGCCGTGGAAAGAAGGATTCGAGCCGGCACCGATGACGTACTTGAACCAAGAGCGATGGGCGGATGGGGTGCAGGCTCAGGACGTGCAGCACAACAGCTTCGCCGGGGTTCTGTAATGCGCGGACACGAGCGGATCATTGCAGCCCGCATGCAGGGCATGAAGCCGGCCGGGTGGGTCATTGTCGATGTGGGTTTGCGCAGCGATCAGAACATGCTGTGCCGCACGAACGGCATGGAGGTGGCACCAGGGGTGCCGCTCAACCCCTACGTGTGCCTGAGCCCCGCAGAATCGGCCCGCACGGCAGACTGGGCATGGGTCATCGGCCTGCGTGTTCAGGTTGACGGCGACGATCTGCCACGGGTCGAGGCAGCACACGAGCGAATCTGTGCTGCTGGCGCTGCTCGCGTGGTCTCAAGCTGCGTCCTGAGCCGCGACGATGTGCGGGTGTTCGACAGCGCCGGGAGGGTGTCATGAGCCTGTACGTCATCCCGGACGAGATCGACTTTTCAGCCTACATGCATGAGACGGTGGGCGGGCGCAAGGTCCGCGACGTCGGGGACTACCTGCAGGAGATGCTTGACGAGATCGGCAAGCCCCAGGCTGCTGCAGCTGGGTGGGCGCTGCCGTGGGACAAGACCCGCGACACGTTCAGATATCACCCTGGTGAGGTGACCCTGTGGGCCGGATCAAACGGCACCGGGAAGAGCCTGCTGACTGGGCAGATAGCGCTCGACATGGTGTGCAGGCGTGAGCCCGTGGTCATTGCCTCGCTGGAAATGCTGCCACGTCGCACGCTCAATCGGATGGTGCAGCAATGGATCGGCAGCGACCCGGCCAGCTATCACGGCATCCCCAAGGCAGAAAACCTGCTGCGCGGACTGATCCGCGATTTCAAAGGCCAGGCAGAGGGGCTGCTGAAGATTTACGATCAGGTCGGGCAGATATCGGCAGATGAGGCGCTGGCAATGGCGAGATACTGCGCGGACAAGCTGGGCACGAAACACCTTGTCCTCGACAGCCTGATGAAGTGCGTTCGCGGGACGGACGATTACAACGCACAGAAGGACTTCGTGAATGCGCTGTGCTCGGTCGGGAAGGACACTGGGATGTCGATTCACCTTGTCGCACACACCAAGAAACTTGCCGACGAGGGGAAGCGGCCGAACAAGTACGACGTGAGCGGCAGCAGCGCAATCACCGACCTCGTGGACAACGTGATGCTGTTTTGGCGCAACAAGCCCAAAGAAGCAGAGCGCAGGCAGGGAGGTCAGAAACTGCGCGATGAGCCCGACGCGGTGCTGATGTGCTGCAAACAGCGCGAGCTTGGCGAGGAGCCGGAGTTCGGGCTGTGGTACCACAAGGACTCACAGAGCTATGTCGAACACCCGAGCGCTGAGCCGATCAACTGGGAGGAGCGCTGCACATGAACTGCGCCCGCTGCGGTCGACCGTTCGCGTTACGCAAGGACACACCAGTGATGGAGGATTCGCGCTGCCGCATCCGGGCCTGGGGGCCGAAATGTGCAAAGCTTGCGGGGCTCACCAAGCCAAAGCGCAGGGCCACCAAACCACCAGCCCCGGCACGCGCGCGCGCATTTGCCGGGCAAATCGACTGGATCGAGGAAGGAATCGAAGCATGAAAACCCCCGACACCACCGACCGCCCATGGCTGAAGCCGATGGCCAAAGGGCGCAGGCAAACGAAAATCGGGGCGCTCAGTGTGGCAAAGCTGATCGCCTGCCTGATCGAGAACCCGTCGACGCTTGAGGAACTGACTGAGGCCAGCGGTCTGCGGCCTCAGACGGCGCGCAACTATTTGATGGCCATGCATCGCGAGAGGTGTTTGCACGTGGCATCCTGGGACATGGACGGCCGGGGGGGCTACACGCGCAAGGTGTGGCGGCTTGGGTATGGAGTGGATGCCAAGCGCCCAGCGCCAAAGGGGAGGCTCGAAATCGAGCGCGCATACCGCGAGCGGAAAAAGATGGCGTCGCTGCTCAACCTCAATCGCCAGGCGCCCGCGAACGACGGATCGCAGCGGGAGGCGGCATGAACCGCGAAGAACGCCGAGAAGCTGAGCGCGCCGCCCGAAACCCGCTGCGCGGTGTGCCACAGCACCGCATGCGCATGCTGCGCGCCGAGCTGACGCAAGATCGCATGCGCCGCCGGGCGCAGTCCATCTCGGCCGGAAGCAGCCTGAACCTACTGACGAACCTGCACGGGTGCGTGGCCCGGCTCACGTCAGGCCAGGGCCGGGAAGACGACCTGATCGACCTGCTGATTGCCGGCTACACGGCGCACGAGCTGGCGCGCATCGGCTACGAGGGACCAGACACCAGCGCCGACATTTCGCGCGCTGCGCTGGCCGTGCAGACCGCGAAGGAACGGGCCGAGCGCATCGGCCGGTATGGGCTGACCGGCGAAGAGTCGCAGGCCGTGCGCGAGTTCATCGCCACCTATGACGCCCAGCTGAACCACGACCCGCGGCCGACCCGCGGCGAGGTCATGGCAGCGCAAGCCGCTGTGGCCGAGAACATCAACGAGCAGATCCGAAAGGCACTGGCATGAGCGACCCGAAGGACTTCGAAGACACAGACGGCGCCCAGGGCTTCGTCGACGACGCCACGCAGCGCCACGTGCGCACCCTGCTGAGCATGCCCGGCCGGTGGGACCGGGCCGAGTACTTGGCCGGCGTGCGGCGCAACGAAGGGCCGATCAGGGCCGGGCGCGTGAGCGACGAATACGCGCGGGCGCGTGGGCTGCTGCAGGAGGGGGTGCGATGACCCCGCTGCACCTAGTGCTGCCCTGGCCAGTCAAGGGCCTGAGTCCCAACGCGCGCAACCATTGGGCCAAGACGGCGCGCGACAAGAAGCGTTACCGCGAGGCATGCGCGTGGACGGCCAAGAGCCAGGGTGCCGGCAAGCTGCAGGCTGAGCGTCTGCACGTGGCGCTGCAGTTCGTGCCGCCGGATCGCCGGGCGCGCGACATGGATAACATGCTGGCGGCCATGAAGGCGGGGCTGGATGGTCTGGCCGACGTGCTGGGCGTGGACGACAGCCGATGGACCATCACGATCTGCACGGCGGACGAGGTGGGCGGCATGGTGCGAGTGATCGTGCAGGAGGCGCAGGAATGAAACATCGGCATGGTGAGCGTGCGACGGTGTGGCATGCGGGGGGATCGGAATGACGCAGCGCATTGACTTCACGGGGCGTGCGCTGACGATCAAGGTCACGCCGCACAACGGCTGCGCGCTGTTCACGGCCACGGACGGTGGCGCGTTCGCCGCAAGCTACCTGACCACGCCGGGCGAAGGCCTGCAACCGACAGCCGGCGCCGTTCGGTCCATCGTGGGGATCTTGGTCGGCATGGCCGATGCGCAGTGGCGAGGGGAAAATTCATGACGCAATCCATCGACTGGCCGCGCCTGTTGGGTGATATCGCGTACTTGATCGGCGAGCAGGACTTTGCCTTCCCCGAGGTACGGGTGGCAGTGGGCACGCAGCGCCTTGCCACATACCTGGAGCTGAGCCGAGGCGCCGTGCGCAACTATTTGGACGGCACCGAGCCCAGGCACAGCGAGGGCGAGCGGCTTATCACGGTGTGGGTCAAGCTCAGCGGCAAGCCGCGCGAGTTCGCGCCGCGTGAGCGTGCCAGCATGTCGGCCGCCAGTGCTCGAAGGGCCGTGGCTTGAACGCGCCGCACTGAAGCGCAGAGCATGCGCGGGCCACTAAAACGGAGCCCGCCACATGGCCAAAGACTTGATCATCGAAACGCCGGGCGCATCAGCCGCACATGCGGATGCCGACACCGGCCCGGATGAATCTGCCGGCGACCTGGCGGCCAAGCTCGCCGCAGCGGATGCCACCATCGCGCAACTGTCGGCCGCCCTAGCGGATGCCAACAGCAAGCTGCAGGCGGCCCAGACCGTCCCGGCTCCCCTGAGCCAGCCCAGCACCGGCGCGCGTCTGATCGGTGAGGACTGGTCGGGCAAGACCAGCGCCGAGGCCCGCGCCGCAGGCGTCGACCGGCCGGTGCTGTGCTCTGACGGCTACTACGTGCCCTGAGCCATGCACGAACTTGCCATGCCCCTGCCGGCCATGCCGACGCGCGAGCAGATCGAGCGCCTAGAGCAGTACCTGCTCGCAGCAGAGGGCGAGGGGCACGGCGTCGAGCTGCCGACCTGGCACCACTTCGCGGACGGTCTGTGCGCGCGGACCATCGTGATCGCAGCCGGCACGTGCCTGACTGGCGCGGCGCACAAGTCCGAGCACCTGAACATCGCATCCGGCGACATCACCGTTTGGACCGAGGCCGGCATGAAGCGGCTGACCGGTTACCACGTGCTGCCATCGTTTGCCGGCGCCAAGCGCGTGGGCCTGGCGCATGCAGACACGTGGTGGACCACGGTGCACGCGAACCCGGACAACTGCAGCGACGTGGCCACGCTTGAGGAGCGGCTGCTCGAAGGGGCGGAGATGCTGCAGACGCGGCGCATTGCCTCGGGGCATCTCACATTCGGCGGCATGCCGGCGAGGATCAACTGATGGCTGCGGGAATCTCTGCTGCTGGTTGGGTTGCCATTGGTCTTGCAACAGCCAGCGCCGCCAGCAACGCGGACAGCTCACGCAAGGCCGTGCACGCCCAGCAGGACGCGCTGCGCGACCAGATGGCCGCTGATGCGTCCGCCAAGGTCAGCGCCGAGGTCGGCGCGGCGAACGAGGCCAACGCTCTGCGCGTGGCGCAAAAGAAGGCGTATCAGGCCAATGTGCTGGCGCTTGGCGACTCGTCGGGCTCCACCGGTGGCGGCGCAACAAAGAGCGTGCTGGCCAAGGGCGCCGGCGCAGCCCAGGCCGGCGCCGCGGCGTCAACCGCCTCCGTGCTTGGTGGCGGCGCCCCTGTCACGTCGTCGGCCGGTACTCCCCGGGTAGCAACGACCACGAAACCCATTCAAGGGATCGCCTGATGTCGGCCAATGCCCAGCAGATCGTGCGGCGCCTGGCCGTGTTGAGCTCGCTGCGCATGCCGCATGAATACGTGTGGCGCGACTGCTTCGACCACAGTTTCCCGATCCGCGGCAGCGGCCTGCAGTCGAACACGCTGACGGCTCAGACGGCGCTCGACCGCAAGGCCAGGCTTGTCGACTCGACGGCCACGGATGGCGGGCGCATCCTGGCCAGCTCGCTGCAGGCCGGCATGACGCCTGCCAATGCGCGCTGGTTCAATCTCGACGTGCACGGTGCCGACGATGCGGCCAAGCTCTGGCTCGACAACTCGGCCGACTCGCTGCACCAAGAGATT